TGCGCCTGCCGAGAACTCCATAGATAGCACGGTCCTGATCTGCAATCGGCCATTTTCTGTCCAAGTGATCAAGCCACCAGAGAAGGCCTCCTGCGGCCCCGGCAGCGCGTCCGTGTCCAGTAAAATCCGAGAGACGAATCCTGACGTGGATTCAAAAGACACTGGTGCCCCTACCTTAACGGCCCCACATTCATCTCCGTAGAGGACATGGGGGCACTGCTTCTGGTAGTGTCTGCGAAGACCCAGATTTTGGATCGCCGTGGATACAGGCTTGCAGACAAACTCTGATTCAAAATCTCCGATATCCATGTTCAAGACATAGCCTCCCCAGAGAAGCTTAAACTCACGGTCCATGTCATGGTAGTGCCCCTCGTAAACCCGGACCCGCACCACGGAGCTGGGCGGGAAGTCCACGAAACGGAGCGCCAGCTCGGAGTCTCTGGATGTCTTGATCTTGAGCTCTTGCGCAGTCACCTCGCCTGTCTCTTCCAAGTTCGAGATCGACACGGCCTCCTGATCGAAGCGTTTAAAATCGAAGAACACAGGCTCGTCCGCATCGGTGTAGAGAATCTCGTCACCCTCTCCGAAGTTAAAATCGAAGATGTAGACCGGAGCGTGATCCAACGGGTCGCGGTCGTGCCTCGAATAGCTCATTCAACGTAGTCCCCGGATATCATAATGCGGTCATTTTTTGCTGAGATCGGAAAGATGTCCCCGCGTTCGGGCGGCGATACCGTAGCAAAACTGTCGTCCAGCGTAACGCGCATACCGTTGATCGTCAACTCGTAGAAGGACTCAGGCAGGACCTGAAAGCCCACCTTGAACTGACACACCGCTTCGGTCTCCCAAACCACCGCGAGCTGATCGGAAGCGAAGCGGACTTGGTACAGCCAAGAGCCGTGATCCCCCACACCGAACGCCCTAGGCAGGGGTCTGTGCAGCAACAGCCTAACGCTGTCTCCTTGGACCTCCGCGATGTCGATCTCAGTCAGGAAGAGCCCCTCTGGCACCCGGAGAGATATGTTGCGGTGCATGGAGTACCGGAGAGCCATCGCGCCCTCGTCGGCACGGACCCAGACCTCCCGGTCGCCCGCTGCTGCCGGGGTCGAGAAGGTGAAGTCCTCGGTGTACGAAGGCAGGTAAAACGAGCGCCAACGACCCTTCCTGCGATGGAAGAAATTGATCATGTCCATGCCTGCCGCTCTGGTCCTTGCAAGAGCCGTAAACTCGACGGCCAAGTCGGGGGCGTCGTAGGTCAGAGCGCGCGCAACCCGGCCCCACCCTGCGTCGAACTTCTTGGTGGGCCGGGCGTAGGTCTCGTCCCAAGAGTCCCTAAAGTTGGGGACGAAGGGGAACACAGATTGGTTGTGGTAGACCACCTCGACGTTCCTGTCCTCTGCACCCGTGGGCAGAACGAATGTCGTCGGGTCTTCCTCGAAGACTACCGAGAAGTCGGCCACGGTCGAAGTCAGCATGGATATCGTGGTTTCCTCTGCCGCAAAGCAGACGCGCACCGGGGCGACATAAGATTTACCCCCGAAGACAAGGGGTGCGTCGAGCGTTACGACCCCATCGAAAAAGGATGTGACCGTGGCATGGTTCCAGCCACCCGACGTGAAGATGCCTACCCGCGCCGTGGAGAATAGCCACAGGGGGTTCTCAGAGAACCCAAAAGATACTTCCAAGCCCTGAGGAGCCGCAATCTCCCGCTTGTCCGAGAAGTCTATCTTGAAGACCGGCTCGCCATGCGAAGACGCCATCTTGGACCTAAGAGAGCGAAGCTTGGGGCCCCATATGGAGATCGCCTCCTTGAACTCTGCTCTCGGTTTCTCACGACACGAGACACGGGTTTCCGCCCCGCTGCCGGAGCGGAAGATGTTGGTCTTATAGCTAAAGTTATGCTCGACCGTACTGGCCCAGTTTGGCTGGTGGACCCAATCCCATGACATTGTTCAAAGGCTCCTGATCAGGGTTCGGTTTTTCCGAATGATGTTCAAGACGGCTCTCTCCCCCGGCTGCGATGACAGACCCTCGGAGACGACTTCACTGGAGTCAAACGAGTTCACGATCTTGATGTTCTGAGGCTGTGCTGCGGGGCCTTTGGACGCACCGCCCCCATTCAGCATGTGCCTAGGATCGTCCCGGGTCAACATCTCCTCGCCCTGCTTGGCGATTATAGGGACCTCGCCCGGGCTCAAGCCGATCATGCCGCCTGCGTGATACCTCTGCGCCCCGGCGAACATGGCCGCGCTTACACGTCTGGTGCCGTTCCCTGAGCCTACACGAGAACCGCCGACAAGGCCGCCTGTGTGTCCCGTACCGATGCCTATGAGCGCACCGAACTTCGATCCGCCAAAGACCCCTTGGAGGGCGTTGAAGATGGCCTGCTTGAGTATCATCTGAGCAATTTGGATCAGAAAATCTGCGGCAAACTTTAGGAACGCATTGCGTGCCGCAGTAAACACGTTCTCGCCTTCCGCGACGGACTGAGCGAACGTGTCGAACGCCCCGGCCAACCCGTTCACGAACAGGTCGCCGACGGAGGACCAGTCGGCGTAATTCTTCACGGCCTTCTCGTCGAGCGTCTCGGCTTTCATCGCAGCTGTGTCCAACTTGATGATTGCGTTCTCCGCCGCATCGCCCCCGATGGCCTCCCACATAGAGCGGGCATTGCCGATGGCCGATGTCAGCTGCTCGTTTACCCCAAGCAGTTTAGCTTCTAGTTCGGTTACTTTTTCGGCGTCATCGTTCTTGGTCGCAATCGCAAGTTGGCTCTCCAATGCGTTGCGTTGGGCAAGCAGAGCGTTGACTTTTTCTGTTGCAGCTGCGGCCCGCTCTTTGGCGTCTGCGATATCCCCCTCGGCCTGCTTCGAAGCGAACTTCGCGGCCACAGACTGGTTGATCGCCGCGCGCTCTGCGTCAGTCAATTCGATGCCCAGCTTCTTCGCTTCCAGCTCGGCTTCCCGGATGGCTTTGCCTTGCTCCTGCCGGATCAAGCTCTCGGATTCTAAGGCCGCCTGCTGACGAAGGGTCTCGGCTTCCTCGGAAAGTCCTTCGCGGAACTCCGTGCGTTTTTCGTTCAGTTTATCCTGTTCGGCGCTCAGTTTCTCCTGTTCTCTGACAACTGCGGCCACCCCTGCTTGTGTCAGATACAGACCAGCCTCTTCGTTTCGACGGCCCCTGTTGACCCCTGCGTTATCCCCGCCGCGTGCTTGGATAAGCCCTGCAACTGTCTCGGCCCCGGCTCCGCTCCTGATAGCGTCCCTGATGCCACGCAAAGCGCCCTTATCGAACGCCCCGGCACCGTAATTATATGCCAAGGATGTCAGTGCCGCTTGCTGCTGCGCAGTAAGAGAATCGAACTTCTCGGAACCAATAGCTGACTTTACTGCGGGGATGAACTCTTGAGAGAGCCGACGTGTCAGGTCCCGGAGGGCCGCTTCGACGGTGGTCGTAGAGGACTGTGTTACCGAAGTCGTTTGGCCCGAAGCACTCGTCATCGTGTCAGAGCCAAAACCATTCCGCCAAGCGGTGACATCGTAGTAGGCGTTAGGCTCAAATCCTTCTTTCTTCCGGATGAACGCGGCAGCTGCGGACACGCCGTCTGTGAATTGGCCGTATTCTCTACCTACGTTGGCCTCTGCCGTTGACAGAGCCGCTGCGGTGCCTTCTGCGAGCGTCTTGAAAGCTGCTTGCTCGGCAGCAGCGCGCTGGATCGCGTCTGGGAGCGCCCGAGCCGCTGTGAGAGCCTTCTCGAAAGCGTCGGCCAGTTCGCCACCCTTCTTAGCCGCCTCGTCGGTCTCTGTGGCGATCTTGGGCATGTCGTCAACGATATCGTCAGTCGCGGCTTGCAGCCGTTCCATCGCATCGGCGAACTCGTCGCTCGGTTGAACAGTATCCTCGATTGTGTTGGCGAGGCTTTCAAACGCTTCCTGTGCGTCGTCTGCGGCCCCTGTGCGCGCAACCAGAACCGCCGTGGCTTCCTCTTGAGCTGTGGTCAGTTCGATCTCTTTCCGGGCCGCTTGGATTAAGGCTTCTCCGTACTGGTTGGTTTCCTCGGTCCCGTCGTCGAACTTTTGGTTCACCGCGTCCAACGAAGCGATCAGCTGATCAGCCGGGATCGTCTGCGCCCGGTATCCTGCGATGATCGAGGCTACCGCCGCCTTGTATGTCTTCGATACATTGAAGATTTCTTGACCTGCTTTCAGGTTGTACCCAAAGAAGTTGGTCAGGAAAGAATCATTGCCGTTGGCCAGAAGGTCGAGGTCGTCTTGAACCCCTGTCAGGGCCTCCCCGATCCGGCGTAGGTTGGCTACTGCTTCGGTCGCCGTCACGGCGTCGAGGCTCTTCTTCCACCCATCCACCGAGCCCTTGACGGCATCGTAAGCGTTCTTGACCTGATCGACGATCTTCTCGTGCTCTGTCAACGCCTCGGTAGCGTCTGTTGCGCTCGTCGCCCAGAGCGCGATGCCTGTGCCCACGGCGGCGACCAGCAAACCGATGCCTGTGGTAGAAAGGAGCGCGAGCATAGACAACCGGAGCTGCCTTACCGCGTACCCTGCCCTCGTGATGTTGACTCCCATGGTCGCGGCTCGTGCTTGCAACACGGCGAAGGATGCCGAGGTCTTGGTCGCGGAGGCCGTAGTCAGGTTCAAGCTGCCCGCTATGGCGATGAAGATCGGGGTCAGCTTGAGCCCAAGAAGCCCAACACCAACAGCCAAAAAGGCACGGAAGTTTTCAGCAGCAAAAGACAAGAGGTCCACGATAGCGGCCAAAGCAGCCGAGGCCCTGTCCGAGAAGTCTTTGAAGTTCGCGGTCTTGAGAGTACGCGTCAACTCCTCGGCGAAACCTTGTAGCGCGTCGATGAAACCCGCTTCACCGAAACGGACCAGAGCCTCGAAGGCTGCGTTGCCTAATCGACCGAAGGCCGCGCTAACGGAGTCGAGAGACTTCCCGAGGCCTGGGCCAAACCGTTCTGTCAGTTCATCGGCAAAGGGCAGCAGTGCATCGGCTGTGACTTCCCCCGCTTCAAGCATCTTGGTCAGCTCGGCGGTAGATACTCCGATGGCGTCAGCGAACAGACGAAACGCACCGGGCAAGCGGTCGCCCAACTGTTGTTTCAACTCTTCTGCTTGGACCGTTCCTTTTGAAATTATTTGGGTTAGCGCTTTGAAAACGCCGGACATTTCCTCCGTAGAGGATCGGTTCACGCGTGCAGCCTCCGCGACCGATAGGAAAATCCTACGTGTCTTAGCACCCTCAAGATTGGTGCCTTGCGTGGCGATGGAGAACTTCGAATACTCGGTGCCGAGCACGCCGAGACTTACGCCCAGACGATCCGCAGTTCGGCGCAGGAAGTCTAATTCCTTGGCCGCTTTGTCTTGGTCTCCTCCGGTGGATACAGTCAGCCGGGCTTGGATAGCCTCAAGCTGCTTGTAAGCATCTACAGTACCTTTGAGGACTTCGATGGCTCCGAAGAGGCCTCCATATGCTGCGACGAGGGATAGGACCTCCCCCCGGATACGTTGCAGGAGCCCCAGAGAGCGCCGTGTGTCGCCATAGAACTGCTGGTAGGCACTGGCCAAGCGGCCTGTCGCTGCGGCTGCTCGTTCGTTGGCACTGGCCACACCGCGTGCGCCTTGAGCTAGTCGGGCTGACGACGACGCGTTGCGCGTGCTCGCCGCGTTCAACTGGTTCAGCTCGTTGCCCGCCCGTTTGGCAGACGAAGCTATGCGCTCAAGGGATGCCGAGGACTGCTGCAAGATCGCTTGGAAGCGGGCCTGCACCGCGTTGATGGATGCAATGTCCGTCCCGGCTTCCCGGAAGGCCCGGCCCATGAGCTCCAAGGTAACGAGCTGGCTCTGGTATGCGGCCTTGGCCTCTTTGGCTTCGATCTTCGTCCGCTCGAAAGCGGCGACCAGAGCCTTGCTGGGCTTGGCTGTATTTGCAATCTGGGTGCCAAGCCGGGTCGCTTCTTGTGTAAGCTCGGAGTACCCGCGCTTCGCTTCCAGAGCTGCACGGCGCTGGTCTTTGAGCTCCTTGGTCAGGCGACCGAGGGACTGGTTTGCGAGCTGTTCGAGCGCAGCGTCAGTCCGGCCTGCGGACTGCGCCAGCTCGACATAGTTCCCCTCGGCCCGTTCAAGGTCCGAAGACTGTCTATTCAGGGACTTCGTGGTTTTGTCAAAACCCTGTGCGAGACGGGTTTGTTCCTCGCCCGCAGCCTTAGACCGGGCAGCCACCCCGACCAAGTTGCTTTCGATCTTCGAGAGAACCCGTTCCTGATTGGCTACGTTCGTCGCGGCCTCTTGTGATTGCGTTCCGAAGATAGCCATCGCCGACCCGGCAGCGCGGATGCTGCCCCCGATCTGGCCATACTCTGTGGTCAGCTTATTGATCGCTACCGTGTTGCGTTCGACGTTCCGGGCAGACGCGTCGAAAGACCGTTGCAAGGACTCGCTCGGCTTCTCGACGCGCGCTATCTGATCGGCCAAGGCGGCGTATCTCGACTTCGCTTTGTCCAGAGCCACCGTCTGCCTGTCGATCAGAGCTGGGAGTTTGGCTTGCCGGGCAGTGAGGCGCTCCTGCGCCTTCTCGGCCAAGGAGTAGGATTCTGCCAATTCCTTTTGGTTTGCTTTCGCGGTCTTGATCGCGGTCTTCTGGCGGTCCAATGCCGCCCGGGC